ATAAATACGGCGGAGTATACTCAGATCTAGACACAGTATGTAACGAACCTATTTCAAAATGGATGATAAATAAATATAGCATGATAGTTTGTCCAGAAAATGATAGAGATTTTTGTCAATGGACATTTGCGGCAGCACCAGGACATCCATTTTTAAAGTCCGTATTGGATCATATTAAACAAAAATTAACTAATCCAGACTATAATAAACAGCATTTTGTTCATGAAAATACTGGACCGACTGCCTGGTCACATGGTATACTTAATGCCTTAAATATAAATCATGGATTTAATTTAATTGATGATTATCAAAAAATTAATGATATGCAAGCTGCTAAAGAAAATAGATTTTATTTGTACGGCGGGGAAAGATGGAGGATCTTTCATTTTGAATCAGTAAAGCATATATATGGAAGTCAAAATTGGAATGACGGAAGTTATGTGCAATGGATTCAAGACCCATTAGTGAAAGGTAAGAGATAATGCCAAAACCAGTATATGCAGATAGTAAACACTTTACCTATGATGAATTGTATATGCATTCGTTATCAGCGCCGTCTGGCGGAAAAATACTATCATCTTGTATTGATATAGCCCAAATGCTAATTGAAAAGAATATATCATATGGAGACTCAGCTTTAAATCCAATAAGGATATTTTCAGTTGCCGATGCAACAGAACAATTAAAGGTAAGAATTGATGATAAGTTAAATAGAGTAAAAAATAATCAAGGATTTGCTGGAGACAACGATATAGATGACCTAATTGGGTACTTAATATTATATAAAATAGCCAAATCTAATTGACATTTTCAGTCAACTAGAATATAATGAGTATATATGGAAATTGAATTATCAGATCATTTTGATCGAATGAATAAAGTTGTTTCTGAATTATTAAAAGGAAACAACCCTACTCAAATTGCCTCCCTAACTGGATTTAAAAGAGCGGATGTAGTTGAATTAATTGATGAGTGGAAGCAGGTAGTTCATAACGATACTGCTTCTAGAGAACGTGCTAAAGAAGCAATCTCTGGAGCAGATCAACATTATGCAATGCTTATTAAAGAAGCATGGAAGACCGTAGAGGATGCTGATCAGGCTGGTCAATTAAACGTTAAAGCAACTGCATTAAAATTAATTGCAGATATTGAAGGCAAAAGAATTGGAATGCTGCAAGAAGTTGGCCTTTTAGACAATGCTGAAATTGCGGGTCAAATAGCTGAGACGGAAAAGAAACAAGAAATATTAATAAAGATTTTAAAAGAAGTAACTGCTACATGTCCTAAGTGCAAGCTCGATGTTGCTAAAAGATTATCCCAAATAACTGGAATAGTAGAACCTATTATATTGCAGGAAGAAGTAAGTGGATCTTAATTTTGATGATTTAATAGATATACTCGATGGCGAAGAGTTTGATGAAAAGCCAGTCGATCTACGGACATTTGTCAGGCACCCAGACTATTTAGGACTTCCAGAATTATCAGAACACCAATATACTCTTATTGAAAAAAGCTCACAAATTTATAAAGAGTCTACATTGATTAAACTATTTGGCGAAGAAGAAGGTAAAAAAAGATTTAAGCAGACTGCAAACGAAGTAGTTGCACAGTTAGGTAAAGGGTCTGGTAAAGATTACTGCTCAACAATTGCAGTCGCATATACAGTCTATTTGCTTTTATGCCTTAAAGACCCAGCATCATATTACGGAAAGCCACCAGGAGATAGCATTGATATTATCAATATTGCTATTAATGCTCAGCAGGCAAGCAATGTTTTCTTTAAAGGATTTAAAACCAGAATAGATAAGTCTCCTTGGTTTATTGGCAAATATACAGATAAGGCTGCAGAAATAAAGTTTAACAAGAATATAACCGTGCACTCTGGACACTCTGAAAGAGAAGCTTGGGAAGGCTATAACGTAATAATAGTAATCCTTGATGAAATTTCTGGTTTTAGTATTGAAAATACTACTGGTCACGATCAAGCAAAAACTGGTGGTGCTATATACGATATGTATCGTGCCTCCGTAGATTCCCGTTTCCCAGACTTTGGGAAAGTGATATTGCTATCTTTCCCAAGATATAAGAATGATTATATTCAACAAAGGTATGATGCCGTAGTTGCTCAAAAAGAAACTGTAATAAAATCACATAGATTTAAAATGGATAATGAGTTGCCAGACAATACAGAAGGAAATGAATTTGATGTTGAATGGGAAGAAGACCATATAGTCTCATATAAGATTCCTAAAGTTTTTGCCCTTAAAAGACCAACATGGGATGTTAATCCAGTAAGATATATTGATGATTTTAAAACTGCATTTTATACAAATCCAGGAGATGCTTTATCAAGATTTGCATGTATGCCACCAGATGCTATTGATGCTTTCTTTAAATCAAAAGAAAAAATTGAAAAAGCATTTAGGGTAGGGCAATTAGCAGTAGATAATTTTGGAAGACTAGAAGAGTGGTTTATTCCAGATCCAGACAAAGAATACTTTATTCACGTAGACTTGGCACAAAAACACGACCATTGTGCAGTATCAATGTCTCACGTACAAAAATGGGTAAATATTAAAATTACAAATGACTACTCTCAACCAGCGCCAATTGTAGAAGTAGACGCTGTAAGATATTGGACACCAACAAAAGATAAGTCTGTGGATTTTACAGAAGTTAAAGATTATATTCTATTATTAAAAACACGGGGATTTAAAATTAGGGTGTGTACTTTTGACAGATGGAATTCTCATGACATGATGCAACAACTAAAACAATACGGCATCAATACAGAGATTCTGTCTGTCGCTAAAAAACATTATGATGATATGGCAATGATAGTAGCTGAAGAAAGGTTGGTTGGACCATATATTCAATTACTAATAGATGAACTTCTTCAGTTAAAAATTATGAGAGACAGAGTAGATCACCCAAGAAAAGGATCTAAAGACTTGGCCGATGCGGTATGCGGATCAATTTACAACTCTATATCTAGAAGCAAATTTAATTCGGAACAAGAAATTAATATCCATACATATCAGTCTATGAGTTACGACAACGATTTTGCAAAAGATCAAAAAGACACTACAGTTGTAAATATGATAAGGGCGCCGCACATGCCAGATCAATTAAGGGAAGCGATGGACAGGATGATGATAATATGAGTACGTATCAGGAAAGAGCGAAGGAATGCAAATGCTGTGGTAAGCATGTCCCTTTGCCGACAGTCTTAAAAGAATACAACGAGGTAGTAGTTTGCCCAACAACTTTTGCTAATGTTATTGAATATAAAAGAATTTGGACTACTTTGGGAAAACGACCTTCGGGAAATATTAGAAAGCACTTTTCTGAATATGTTCAGCAATTAGTTGAAAACACTATAGACAAGAATGAGGACGGGACTCTATAGATGTTGGAGTATAATTAATATATGGAATCAGATATGCCGATGGACGATTCATCAGATAGGTTAGAATACTATTTAAGTATTGGTGCCATAACGCTTGAAGGTGTAGATGAGAATGGTGAAATTATTTATGCCATTACAGAGGCGGCAGAAGAATTGGCTCCAGAGCTATGGGAGTCACATATAGAGCATATAGATCAATCTTTAATTAAATTGTATGAAGAAGGTCTATTGTCTGTAGAATATAACGAAGATCTAGAAGTAAAATTTACATTAAGTCCAGAAGGACATAGCAAGGCAAAAGAATATGGACTGATTGAAATTTTAAAAAACGAAATACCAAACGACTAGGAGATAAAAATGCCATACAGTGTTAAACAAGGCGTATCAGGATGCAATGGATATGCCGTAGTTAATGATGAAGGTGAATTAAAAGGTTGCCATCCAGGAAGAACTGCAGCTCTTGCCCAAATGAGAGCTTTATATGCAGCAACTTCAGATGAGCAAAAAATGAAAGACAAGAAAAAGAAAATATACTAGGAGAAAAAAATGCTAAAAAAAATCAAAGAATATCTGTTTCCACAAGAACTATTTCCAGTAAAACTAGAGACAGTTAAGGTCACAAAGACTAAAGCCAAAAAGGCTCCAGCAAAGAAAAAAACTGCTAAAAAAGTAGTTAAAAAGAAGTCTAAGTAAATATCAATTTGCTAAATAAATAAAAAATTTGATATAATATATACGGACCGCCTAACGGGGTCCGTATATTAACTTATTCGCTTAAAGGAGGAATAAAATGGTAAGTAGTTTCACACTGGATCTATTCAAAGATCCATTTTTTATTGGTTGGGATCGCCACTTCAAGGATCTAGAAAAGGTAATGCATAATTCAACAAATTATCCACCATATAATTTAGTAAAATTAAATGATGATGATTATATTATTGAGCTTGCATTAGCTGGTTTTAAAAAAGAGGATGTTCAGGTAGAACAAGAAAAAAATGTTCTGACCATTAAAGGATCAACTTCTGAATCAGATCCAAAAGATTATATCCATAAAGGAATTGGTGGTAGATCTTTTACAAGAACCTTTTCATTATCAGACTATATGGAGGTATCTGGAGTATCAATGTCTGATGGGGTATTAAAAGTGCTAATTGTACGAAATGTCCCAGAGGAAGCAAAACCAAAAACATTTGATATTGTTGATGCCTTAGAGCCACAAAAAGTAATTGCGGCTCCTTCTACCAAGAAAACAAAAAAATAGTATAATAGAAATCTGCACCCCTTCATCGGGGAGTCGCAGATAGGGCATCGCTGCCCAGGATAGTCGGGGGAGACAGCGACTTTAAATAACTGAATGGACCTGAGCATGTCTATAAAAGGCTCTTTTAATTTAAGGAGCAATGTGTTTGAATATAGAATTAAGCAGGTAATAAAAGTAGTAGACGGAGACACCATAGATGTAGATATTGATCTTGGATTTAGCATTTCATATTCTCAAAGATTAAGATTAGCAGGAATAGATACTCCAGAGTCAAGAACAACAGATAAACTTGAAAAAACTTTAGGTCTAGAATCTAAAGAGTATCTTAAGTACAAATTTAAAGATGCTAAAAAAATTGTTGTAAAAACAGAAAAGCCAGATAGTTCAGAAAAATATGGACGCATTTTGGGATGGATCTACCTTGACGGAAATGATAAATCTATTAATGAACAAATGATTGAAGATGGCTATGCCTGGTCATATATGGGTGAGACTAAAGTTAAAGACTTTGTAGCTTTAGCAGACAGAAGAAAGAGAAGCGGCAAGTAATGCCAATTTATGAATATGGATGTATAGATTGCGATAAATCTATAGAGGTTAATAGAAAGTTTGAAGATAAAGAGACTGTTCCTGCATGCCCCGCATGCGGATACAGAACTACAAGGGTTTATGGATCAGTTGGGGTACAATTTAAAGGAAACGGTTTTTACAAAACAGACAATCCTAAGTAACTAAAATAATTTAAGTAATTATTTGTGTTATAATTTCAATGTAACAAAAGTTTTGTTATATTGGAGATCCAATTGAGTAGAAAGTTAAAATACTTTTTAGCTAGCCTTTTTGTAACGGGTTGGCTATTTTTTATTGGACCAAGTTATGCTTGGGCAACAGAAGGAAATAATCAAGAACAAGTTGTTGTAAGCCCCGCTCAACAGGCAGTTAACACAGCCCTTGCAACGGCTACCACAGAGGTTCAACAGGCTATTGCAGCCACAGATACTGCCACAGCCACTATAGCAGTAGCGGTTGCTGAAAGAGTAGAAGCCCAAGCAGCGGTAGATACAGTGACAGCCACAGTAACATTAGCACAATCAAATGTAGCCTTAGTAGACACAGCCACCGCTACAATTAATGGCATAAACTTAGCCGTCACACCAATAGATCAAAGTTCGCAAGTAATTCAGGATGCAAAAAATACAATTATAACAGCCCAAACCTCTATAAATAATATTGACACATCAACTGCACAGGTACAAATATCCGAAGCCATTGCAGCAAAAACAACAGCAACAACAGCACAAGCCACCGCACAAACCGAATTAACTCAAGCAAACCTTGCTATTGATGCTGCCCAAACAGCAGTCAACAATTTACAAGCCACTATTGGAACTAGCACAAATGTTTTGGCTGGAGTAGATGATGCTGGGGTTCAAATGAATCTTCCGTTCGGAATGCAAATGGGTGGAACTGTTTACAACAATGTATTCGTTGGATCAAATGCAACAATAACATTTGGAACAAATGAAGGATGGGTTTATCATACAACTCCAGGAGCACCTTCAGTATCTATTGCTGGATGGGACTGGACTACTTGGAGTACAGGAACTGGAATTACATATTCAACCACTGGAACAAGTTTAGATATTGCTTGGGATTTAAGACCATTTCCACAACAAGATGCTTCTACTCAAATGGTTCAGGTAAGATTTAATGCTGATGTAAATCCAAATGATGGTGCATGGATGGCAAATGTAACTGCTAATGGACCAATACCAGATCAAGCGAGATTTAATGTTAGAGAAACAACTAACGGTGCACTCATTCCAATTACAGATACTAATGCTGGAGCAGGTTTTGCTGGACAAATAAGTCAAGGTGCAGCATTTACTCCGTATGTAGACCCAAATACAGAAACAGTTCAGGCAGCGGTTGACTCAGCAAATGCAACTATTGCACAATTAAACTCAAGCCTTACTCCAGTAGTTGCTCAAAATACTACAAACACATCTAATATAAATGCTATTAATACTACATCTTTAACCAATACGGTAAACTCAGCGGTATCAACAAAGACATCTTTACAATCAACATTAAACACTAAATCAAGTCAACTAGTTACTGCAATTAATAACAACATTCCAACCCCTGCCCCAATAATTTTAACTCCAATTGTTGCAGGAACTACTGCAACTATTACACCGTCTTTACCTGAAGGATACACAGCCAATACTTGGTTTTATCAAGTAGTAACAGATGATCCAAATGCAGAAAATCCATATGAAGGTGGCACTTATAATACAGAAGGCGCTCCAGAATCTATAGATCTAACTGGTTTAACAGAGGGTGCTACCTATACTATTAGAGTTGCTAACTGGTCAGGACCTGTAAGTGAATATACAGAAATTGTTGTTTCTATACCCGCACCAGAAGAAGAAATTATTGAGGCTCCTTCACAGCCATCTTTTATTTATGCGCCTGAACAAACTTTACCAGATTTAACCACTCCGACTGAAGAGGAGAGTACAGAGATAGAAGAGACTCCTGCAGAGGAAACTCCAGTGGAAGAAATTCCTGTTGAAGAAGTGCCTTCCGAAGAAACTGAATCTCCCGAAACGGATACACCTGAATCTGATAATTCTTCATCCAACGATGAACTAGAAAGTATTCTTGAAGAAAGTCAGGATTCTTTTGAAGAAATAGCACAAGATAATGATACCTTATCCGTAGAAGAAGTGCAAGATATAGTTAGTAATTTGGTTTCAGATAGTGGTTTAGATGCTTCTGAAGTTACCGAAGTTTTAGAGGCAATTTCTAATGGTGGAGAAGTATCTGAAGAAATTGCTGCAGAAGTTTCATCAACATTATCAGAAGGCGGATTAACAGAGGCAGAGGCAGAGTTTATTACAGAAATGTTATTAGCAGATGGAGAAATAACAACTGCAGAGGTTGTTAATTTATCTGAAGCCTTATCTGAAGACGGCAAATTTACTTTAGTAGAAAAAGATTTAGTTTCAGATGTATTAGTGTCATCAGCAGAGGGAGCACCAGTAACAGCCGCTAACATAGAAGCAGCAGGACTTGAGTATCGAGATCTTCCTCCAACAATTCCAGTAGAGGTAAGAGAAGATGCTAATGGTAATCCAGTAGTTATTCAAGCAGAAGTTGCTTCCGCATTACTTGTTTTAGAAAGCCCAGCAGCAATAGCAAATGCGATTGCCACTTGCTTTAATCCAGAAGAGGCAATTGAAGGTTTAACAGAGGAACAAAAATGTGAATTAGGCAAAGCACTACTTAACATGGGTGCCGATATGTCTATTCCAGAACGTGAAAAAGCAGAAGATATCGTAGTAGTAACAATAATAGCTGGCCAGATAGTTCTTGGCACAGCATATAGAAGGAAGGTATAATAAGAATATGAAATGGTTAAAAAAATGGAGCCTAGCCGCTCTAAATGAAAACTTTACATTCCTTGGATTTTTTGTAGCCTGGGTAGTATTAGAGGGTAGCGCAAAAACCGTTGTAGGTTATGTAACCCTAGCCTCAGTAGCCTTATGGTTTATGACTATTGGAATTAGAGAAAAGGCAGAAAAAGAAGAATAAATGCTATAATAGTGGTATGAAAAGAATTACCGCTATTGCTTTATCTGGCCTATTAATGCTATCATTAACAGGGTGTGGATATGACGGGCATTTTAGATACCCTTGTCAAGATCCTGCAAATTGGGAAAAAGCAGAATGTAAGCCACCAATCTGTACGGCCAATGGGGCATGTCCAGAAGATTTAGTTAGTCGAGAAGAGATAGAAGGAACACAAAATGGCTAGAGAAAGATTGTCCCCTCAAGATTTAGACGCAAGACTTAAATTTATTTTAGGTATTACTCTAGGATCTATTTTATTTTTAACATCTGTAGGCATTATGTATGCCCTTATATTTGTTACACAACCAATTACTGGTCAATCAGAAAATGATAAAATGTTTTTTAATGTATTGGGTAGCGTAGCTACATTTATTACAGGCACACTTGCTGGACTATTAATTGGTCAAAGTGGTGCAAAAGATGTTATGTCGGCACAAATAGCAAACAAAGAAGTTGATGCTAAAAATACACAGGCAGATAAAAAATTAGAAGCAGAGATTGATGAAGCAAAAGCTCGTAGATTAGCAAAACCAGATGGCGCAATGCCAGCAGAGCAACCAGTAGACACAGACTGGGACAAGGACTAATAATGGCATCACAAGGAACAGCAGAGAGACTTATTGAAGTAGCTAAAGCTGAAATTGGAACCATTGAAGGACCTAAAGATAACGAAACTAAATATGGTGCGTTCACCAAGGCTAATTTTCAGCCTTGGTGCGGATCATTCGTTATGTGGTGTGCCAACGAGGCTGGGGTAAAAGTGCCAAATACTGTTTACACTCCTGGTGGTGCCGCAGCTTTTAAGAAAAAGGGTTCATGGATTGACGGAGATGTAGCAGATCCAGAGCCAGGAGACATTGCATATTTTGATTTCCCATCTGACGGAGTAGATAGAATATCTCACGTAGCAATTGTTATTAAAGATAATGAAGATGGAACAGTTTGGTGTATCGAAGGAAACACATCTGGAGATCCTAAAGGCAGTCAGCGTAATGGCGGAGAGGTTTGCAAAAAACTTCGTGCTTATAAGAAAAATAAAAAGAATCTAATGATTTCTATTGTAGGATTTGGTAGACCAAAATTTGCTAAATCTTCAACATCTGAAACACAAAAACCTACTACACAAAATAAAAAATGTGAGGCTTGTGGTCAAGAAATAAAGTAGTATGAATAACTATAAGGTTAAGTTAGAAATAGATGCTGAAGTTCAAGCATTTAATGAAAACGACGCCATAGATTATGTAAACGATATTTTTGGCGTAGATGAAGAAATTAAAAATATTAAAATTGTAAGTGTAAAGGAGAAATAATGTCTAAAGAGGGATATAAGCCAACCGCTGGAATGAAATCAGCAGCAAAAAGAGCTATTCGCTGGAAAGAGCAGGGAAAAGCAAAGGGTGCTGGAACAATGGTGGGCTGGACTCGTGCAGGACAACTATCAAGAGGAGAAACACTTAGCTTATCTACAGTTAAGCGTATGTATTCTTTTTTTTCAAGACACGAAGTAGATAAAAAAGGTAAGGATTTCTACAATATTTCTAACCCTTCAAACGGCAGAATTATGTGGGACGCATGGGGTGGAGACGCAGGTTTTTCTTGGTCCCGTAAAATAGTTAATAGGGAGAAAAATATGAAAAAGTCATTAGAAGTACAAGAAGTAATAGAGGAAATTAAAGACATGCTTGAGGATGTAATTAATCCAGTAGACACAGTCATTGAAATTCCAGAAGACACTTTATCGAAATCAGTGGATCCTAAACCAGAGGAAGAAACAGATGAAGAAATTAGCAAAAACTATGAGTCTGATAACGAAGAAGAAGATAAATGGGACAACTTACAAAAAGCCTGTTGGTCAGGATACAAGCAAGAAGGAATGAAAGAAAAGAACGGACGAATGGTTCCAAATTGCGTTCCTGTAAATAAATCTATGGACTCTGAAGACCTTGATAAAGCTAAAGAAAAATATGAAGATGTCATTAAGCCAAGAAAAGGTGAGCCAGCAGACAAAGAACTTTATTCTAGAATTGTTTCTGAGGCCAAAAAGAAATTTGATACCTATCCATCAGCATATGCAAATGGCTGGGTAGTTCAAGAATATAAACGTCGTGGCGGAACCTATAAAATTCAAAAGTCTATTTGGAGTGGAACTTTTCTAAAATAGCCTTGACAAAGCCGCAACACTACCTGTATAATAATACTTGGGATGTTGCGGTTTAGTATTTAGGATAAAATGTTATATTTAAACCCGCTAGGTGTAGAAGTATTTATTAAAAGATCTAGCTCAAAAAACATAGACCCGCATTGGGACAATTACGATTTAGTAATTTGGAAAAAAGATAACTCTGGATATACAAATAAAAAAGGAATGTTTAGAAAAAATTCCTGGGGAATAGCAGACAGGGTGTCTGTTAGCAATCAAGGTATATGGAAGTTGCCAAGACAATATGTCAAATATTTTAAATGAACTAGGGGTTGACGAAGAAGATTTTGCGTGGTGGCATCTTTCTATTTGTCGTGGCATGGAAACCAATTTATTCTATGACAAGTATGAAATGGATGTCAATATAGCAAAAAATATTGATGAGGCATGCTTGTCCTGTCCAGTTAGCAAAATGTGTTACGAGTCTGGTGTAGAAAATAATGAATATGGAATTTGGGGTGGAGTCTACTTAAACTCTGGCTCAATTGATAAAACTAGAAACTTGCATAAAACGCAAGAGACTTGGAAAAGGTTAAAATCTAAAAATGGCTTCTAATCAATTTAAGCATGGAATCAATATGTGGAATGGTGAACCAAATAAACCAGTTTTTTATAATGATGAAATGGCTAAGGCGATTAGGAATATAACTAAACCATCAAATAAACTTCTTTTGGATATAGTAAAATATCCAGAGTTTTTAGCTATTAGATTATATGAAGACAACTTTATACAATTTGATGGATTAAAAAAAGAAATGGTTATAGATTACGTAAGCAAGGTGAAGAAAGTAATAGAATCTTACGGCGTAAGATGTGAGCTTGAAGGAGTGCCTAGTGAAAAAGTACTATGACATTGTATCTATTGTGTTTGTTCATAAAGAAGGCGTGTATGGGTCTTGTGAAAAACTTGGCGCTTTTGCGTCAAACGTAAGATATGCAAAAGATGGAATAGAATACGAAGTTATTCTAGAAAATGACGAGTTCTCCATAATGGATGAAATCGTATTTGAGCATGTAGAGGAAGAAAATTAATGGAGAAAGTTCTATGCTATTCTTGTGGTAAAACAAAGAATAAATTAAATTTAAAAAGATCGACATTGTTCCCAATAAATTTATTGATGTGTGAAACATGTATTGCTTCAAAGTATGAGCCAAGGTGGGCAGTGATTTTGGCTGGAAGGCAACAGGGGTCTGAAGCTGTAAGAGAATATATTCTTAAAAAAAGATATGAGGGCACAGAAATATCTGCCTCTGAGTTATTTGTTTAACATTCATTTTAGGGTATAATTAATGTATAATG